ACACCAAACATGTCTCCGTCTTCGGGTCGAGGATCTAGCTTAATTGTTTTTGCTTCATCAAGATTGAGTTTAAGGCGATAGCCCGGAGGAAGGAAATTGTTATCTACAAAAAGCTCAAATTCGTTGTTGTAAGTGCTCGTATCAATGTTAGAGTTATTGCCAATGAGGGCTTCTTCAAGATTGTCACCCACTTCATTGCCAAACAACGATTGAATAAAACGATTTAGCAGGCGCAATCCCTCTTGCTCTTCGCTAGTATTCGGAGACGCTCCCCGGGCAATGAGATTAGTCTCTCGATAAGCATCAGCGATAATGGTTGAAATTGCTGTCATTAGTTATTATTCCGTAATGAGAATCCCTGCTCCGCCGCCACTAGTTGTTACCGAAGAACGGGCAACAGTGCCAGCAAAAATAGGAAGCTTGTGAAACAGCCCAATATTCCCGGTCTGCACTGGAATGCCCGGAAGAGTAATATCCGGCGCTCCATCATTATAGCGAAGAGTAAAAGTCCAAGTTCCGGCTGCCGTCGGAACAAAGCCCTTAATTGCAGAGCTTTGAATAGTTACAGTCGAATCGACCCCAACGGGAATTGGTTTAGCCTTGCATGACGACATAATGTATTCCTTTTACGTTGATGAAGTAGGGGCATGCCTAAAATAAGGCAGAGGCCCCTACTAGTGATGTTAGCCGTTCAGGCGGACCAGTCGGCGGCGGCCATTAGCTGCCACGTTTGGCTCAATAGCAACATCGAAACGAACCCGGTGTTCGCCGGTTTCGAACTTCGAATCCTGCCACATACGAACAGACAGCGGAAGCTTAGTAAGCTGCTTACGCATGGCAATGCCGGTTGCCGGAACGATGAGGTCCGCAGTATGGACCACAATTGCTCCCTTGTTGGCGATGAAGCGCGGCTGAAGAACCGCAGAAGCAGCACCAATAAAGGTAACAGCAGCGGTATTGGCCGGGGCCTGAGCCACAGTGCGGAACGGACCCGAGGTGATAATAGCCGGATAGACCCGAACCGTTGCCGAGGTGCCGTTGGCTGCGTTAACGTCGCCAACCACACGGAACTGTTGAAGGTGTCCAAGCGCCTTCTTAGCCCGATTGTCGTAGGCAAACACACCGGCAATCGTAAAGACTTCGCCGTCTTTGATGGTGCGAGCACCCGTCCCAATATTCATGGTAAGATTCTGGGTAAGATACCGCCCCGGACCGCTCGAAATGCAATAATCTTCGTAGGTACCGGTCGATTCTGCCGTGCCGTTAGTAAGGGACGAGTTCTGGTTACGGGTGCCTACGGTAAAGCTCGGAAGCTGCTGGGTAAAGGTCGTCGCGATACCCGCAATCGAACCCTGCCAACCGCTGCGATAAACGCCGTCACCCACATTGCCAATGTTGGTGCCGATGGTTTCGACAATGTCCTTGCCGAGAGCCTGCTTATCACCGTAGGTAAGAACCGCGCGAAGCATCGAATCATCTTCGCAACCTTCCTCCTTAAGACGAGTATAGGCAGACGCCACATCGTCCCAAGTCGAAACGGGCGCAACACCGTCGCCAAGCCAGTTGTTCGAGGCAAGAGCCGCAAAGCGAAGGATGTAGGCGTCGATGTCGTGAGCCAGACGAAGAGCCGCAGCCTTAATGGCTTCGCTTTCGCGGGCGTCGCCAATATCGCGAATCTTCACAAAGTCGTCCCAACCCATGCTGGTGCCCACCACATTGCGGAGGCGATATTGTTCCGAGCCGAATGTGGTGTTCTGAACGCCAGACGACAGATCAGCCACAGCAGCGTCGGTAAAGGTGGTAGTATAGTCGGGAGTGACCTGTTCGACCACGGTAAGGCCGTTGCGGTCGTTCATTTCCGACTTATGCTTGTTAAACGTCACAAGCTCCTTCGAGATAAGATTATTCTGAAAGATCGCGGCAAAAGAGTTAAGGACCAATTTTGCCTGATCTACAGTCACAGTAGCCATAGTCAGTCTTTTCCTTTCGTATGAGTATTGTTAGTTCTAATGTGCGTGTATGCTCATACGATCGTGACTAAATGTTACTTCCGTCTAAAAAAGACTTCCTCAAAATCGTCGAGGTTATCTAGGTCTCTAATTTTAGGAAGAGCGCTTCCTTTTGCCTTTGGAGGCGGAGGAGGCGCGTTAGTCGTTTTCGTACGAGCGACATTCTTGGTAGTTGGTGCTTCATCATTGTCGAGCATTGCCGAAATACGACCAAGAGCAAGGGTTGCCTTTGCAGCACCTTGATTGACAATATTCCGAGCAATGTCTGGATGCGAAGCAAGATAATAAAGAACGTCCGTTCCGTTGTCAATAGAACGAATAGTGTCAGTCAGATACTTACCATAGGCGGGATCAAGGTCAGAAAAATTGTCAATCAGTTCTTGACCTTTTTCCATAAAATCAGGATAACGCTCCTGTGCGACTGTAAGTTTCTGTTGCCACTGTTCTTGAAGAGCTCGCTCAGCCTCTTCTTGGCGCCTTTGAAGTTCGGCTTGTCGCATCCGCTCTTGGAAGGCTTCTGTTTCCTTACGAACAGTATACGCCACAAGATCAGAATTGAACTTGGGATCAAACTGTCCAAGCGGATATTTCTTGTTGCCGTTTTCATCTTCATCGTCCCAATGAGGCGGACGATCTTCTTCTTCTTTTTTGCTATTTTCAGCGGGAGTTGGTCCGTTATTATCGGAAATTTTGGACTCTTCCAACTTTCTCCGTTCTTCAAGAAGTCGCTCAAGTTCAAGCCGCTTTCGCTGTTCTTCCCTAAACTTAGCGTTTAGTTCTCGAATGCGCTTTTCAGCCCGACTTTCCTTCTTGTTGTTAGACGGAGTTTCTTCGTTGTCTGATGATTCTGCGTCGTCAACAGAATCTTCAACGGAGGTTTCTTCGTTGTTATCAGAGTCCGAAACGTTGTCTTCGTTGGTTTCTTTTTCTACCGGCTTTTTATCGGGAGCTTTACCCGGAGAAAAGAACTCCGCCTCAAATTCGTCAAGGCTTTGTTCTTCGGTAGTGTCGATATCAACGGGTTCAACGGGAGTATCGTTATCGTTGTTCATACTAAGGTTTGCGGTCCTTTAACCGAATTTGCCACGCCTTTTATTGCGACTGAGTCCCGCCGGAAGGCTGGCTAGTTTTACCAGCGGGAGTCGGGTTATTCTGGGCAGCCATCTTACGAATGTCGAGGTCGTCGGCTTTTGCCGCTCCCTCAAGAATCATTTTGATGGCCTTTAAATTCGTTTCGGTATCGTCTACTTGATGGTCCGACAGCGCCCGAATACGCTGCGTTTCAGCATTATACGCTTGAATTAGCAGTTCGGCCTGTTTATCCTTAAGCTGCCGCATGAGTTCAAGGTTCTGTGCCTGAAGCTCCTGTAGCTGCATTTGAATTTCTTGAAGCTGTTCCGGAGTAATTCCAATACCTCCTTCGTCTTCATCGAGGAATTGAGGAGGAATGGTCTTTTTGAGGCGCTCCGCTAGCTTATCTGCTCCGGGCCAATCTTGAGCTTTGGCAACAAGGTCACCAGCAACCGACATAAGTTGCGGCCAAACCTGAATAGCGTCCATCATAGCTTGTGCCGCTTCGACCCTCTTGGTGGTGTAAGAAGTGCCCGTAGAAAGGGCAACATCAAACTTTCCAACCGACATATCAATTGCGTTGGGGTCGTAGGGATCGTTAAGCTTGATGAATTTAATTTGTTCGTCTTCTCCAATACCACGAACAATTCGCTTGCCGTCGTAAATTTGAGGAAGAAGCTGATTAATAACGTCACCAGCTTCAAGGATTGCTGCGTTGCCGTTATCGTGAAATTGAAGATTCGCTACGTCGCCTTCGCGCTGGCGAGCCATGATTGCCCGCCCAGAGGTTTCGTTGCTACGGATACCCAACGAAGCGTCGTGAATACCCGTTACATCCTTCATGTCTTGGGTATTGACAGCTGCTTCATTGAGAAGAGCCGCTTCAATGCCCGGAGGCTGCACAGGAAGGACATTTTGGCCAAACACCGCTTCATCGTTAAAGATGAGAAGGGGATCGCGCTTAGTGTGCGCCTCACGAAGCTCTTTTTCACGCCCTTCAACTGCACTGGCAGTAACCATCCACTTGGCCTTCGGAGCGTAACCAAGCTGTTCTGCGGCCACCGAACGGAAATAGTTCTTCATCCGAACAGCGTCTTTCATCCACCGGACCATGCCATAGCGGATGCGGCGACCACCAACATTGGTAATGCGCCCAGACATGCGAATGATTGGAAGGCGATTCAGCTTATATTCGTAGGGTCCATCGAGAATCTGGAAGCCTGTGCAAAGGTGCATTTGGGCATAAGTAACCCACGAGATTCGAGTCTTTACGGGGTAACCGTTTTCTTGGAGAATTTGTTCGTAGTTGTCGTTATCGAGAATGAAAACCTTACCATTCTCAAAAAGGCCCATCAACTTTTTGCGCTCGATAAGCCGCCAATATTCCGTGATTTGATACGAATCGTGGTCAACCCAAGTAGTTCCTTCGAGTCGATCAATCATGGAGTCGTCTTGGAGAGCTGCTTCCGGAGTATCGTTACCGTATTTGGCCTTAAACTCTTCAATAGGAATTCGATCATTCACAAACACCCTACGGGCGTCGCGGCCGGTAATATCCGTAGAGAAACGATCCCAAACCACGGAGAAGCAGTCATCAATTGGGCGGATAAAAATGTCTTGGTCAAATACATCGTCCCGAGCGTATTCAACGCAAACACGGAAAGCCCCATCCCCGCACTGGATAAGGCTTTCAAACGCATTGGCATATACTCGGTCAGCGCGGCTTTGAGCTTCAATCGAGCGAATCAGGTCGCCTCGAATTTCGGCAACAGGGGCGTCCTCTTCGTTACAAGGAACAACTTTGATTGCCTTGCGGGCTTGAAGCCAGTCACCAACCACTTGAGCAGTAAACTGTGGAATGTTGTTGATTACAAGACAAGGAAGGTCTTTGCGCTCTTGTAGGACTCGTGGGTCCCATTGTTCACCTGCTGCAAATTTCTTATCTTCGAGCCCTTCTTCTCGGTTATGGCGATCATATTCTACGTCAGCCTCGTATTGGTGACGCATATCTTCAAGAAAACTTTCTACACTGTCGAAACCTTCAGGAACATAGTCTTTTTGAATTACGGATTGGTGATAAAGACGGTCAAGGATGGTTCCCTCTTCCTTTTCTCCGTTTTTTCGTTCCTTGATTTCTCGGGTAATTGATTCCATAATTAGTTAGCCATCCATGCTGTTGAGGGGCTGCCAGTATCAATCCAAGGTTGAGGGGCAGGACCTTTATAGGTAATCGAAGTTGTTTTAGCCTTTCGGGCGGGACGCCCTGCAATCTTTTCAAAAAGCTCTGTAAGGCCCCATACAAGGGCGTCTACGCGGTCAGGAGAACCAGTCGAGGAGTTTCGCACCTGATCGACAGAAAAGGTGCACATTTGGTCTTCTAGAAGGTCGAAACAACCGACGTGATGAATACGGCCTTGCTCGTAAAGAGCGGAAATAGGTTCTGCACGAACTACTTTACCACGAGTCGCGTGTACAAGCTTAACAGGAAGTGTTCGGTCTTGTGCTTTAAGAACACTGGCCACCATTTCACCGCCTTGATTCTTTTCGGCAATGATTTTGTCGGCTTCCCATTTGCGATACATTCGAACCGCGGTTTTGGCCCAGTCTTCGGGCGTTCCTTTGCAAGACGCATCTTCAAGTACATAGCCATGTGCGTAGCCTTCATTGTCTCGGGCAAGACCCACAACCACAATTCCGTGCTCGTCGGCGCCTTCTTCGGAGGAGGTTGCTGGGTCGATTGCAACAAAGACCCTTTCAAGGTCTTCTGGAACACTTTTAACGCGAGCCGCATCAATCATTTCTCGCGTCCACAAAGCGCCCGGGATATCTTCAAGAATTTCCCCGTCAAGTTCTTGGCGGCCCAATCGTGTCCCCGCGTAGCGTTCGTAAAGTTGCTTTACGGTGGTTTTTGCAAGATTGGCCGCGTTATCAATCGTAGCTCCTCGGGTAACTACAGTGTCAGGGTCATTCACCAGACGCTTAATAAGGGGAAGGGGGCGAGGGGTCGTGGTCACCAAGCAACGGGGATGCTCCCCTAGACGAAGGCCAAACTGAAGTTGGTCCCATGCGTCTTGCATGTACTCGAACTTTGCCAACTCATCCACCCAAGCAAAGTGATGCTGGGGGCCACGGAGTTGGTCGGGCGTCGTCCCGTTGTAGGTAAAGGCCCTAGAACCATTGGGCCAAGTTAGGCACCTATTCGTTGGTGACCACGATTCCTCTGTCAGCGTAGGGTCACAGGCCAATATGCCCGATTCCCCTTTAACCATAACATCCCGAGCGTCAGCAGCGGTTTCAGCAACAAGAGCAATTCGGCATCCGGGATATTCATGGGCCATTTTGCGGACCCATTCTGCTCCCATACGAGTCTTTCCAAATCCGCGACCGGCAAGAACCAACCAAGTGTTCCAATTTCCCGGAGGAGGGAGCTGATTGGGTCGAGCCCAGAATTCCCAGTCGTAATTAAGCCTTTCAATCTCCTCGGGGCTCAGGGAGGCTAACCACTGTTCCCGCTCTTGTTCGCTCAGCGAGGCGAGCAAGCTTGCTTTTGAAATTTGCGACATTCTGTTCGATTTCTCTCTGTCTTACGATGGCAATTTCCGAACCCTCAGGCCCACTGATTTCTTGACGATCAACGAACATCCCAAGGTGGCGAGCAAGGAGTTCTGCCCCTCGGAGAACGGCGGTTTCGTTGCCTTTTGCTTCTGCCCTTTCGATGCTTTTAACGATTTTGTCAAGGACGTAGAAGGCGTCAACCTTCATCTTGTCTGCGCGGTCCTTGGTCAAATAATCAATGGCAATCTTAATAGCAGGCTTATTTTTTAGTTCATTTCCAATTCTGTGGGCATTGCCATTGTTTTCGTAGCCTGCTCGAATCGCTGCCCGAGTGGCGTTAAAGTCTTTGATGTATTCGTAGCAAAAGGCTCTTTGCTTTTCGGTGATAAGTTCCAAGACTTTTTCACCGTCTTTTTCAGCAATTGCTTGTTGAAGTCTAAAACAAGGTCGACCTGCCACGATATTATTTTCCCCTTTTCGCCATTAGAGTGTGAGAACGATTCTTACTTTTGCTTTGGACTTGCAAATTATCCATGGAATTGTCTTTTGGATTATTGTTTTTGTGGGCTACATCCTTGCCATCGCCCTTACGAACTTTGCCAGCAGCCTCCATTTTGGCCCTAGCGGCATTACGAGAAGCCCTACGCTCAATTTGTTCGGGTTTGCTGTTGTATCGTCTTTGGGCGGCAGCTCGGCCTCCTTTGTAGGGCATAGGCAT